TTCCGAAAGAGTGTCCCAGCATTCTTTTTCTGTCATTCTCATTCACACTATATCGTTCACACAACATAGAAAAGGTATGCCTGCAGTCATGAGGTGTATGTCGTTCTATGCCAAGCTGATCCAGAGCTGCAGACATTTTATTCCGGAATAAAGCTGCAGTGCAGTGTAGCATATTTTTATCTGCTCTGTTTGTAACAAAATCATATATGGCAGAATGGATTGGAACAATTCGGTTCTTGCCGGCTTTTGTCTTTACACCGCCTTTAAAATATCTGTCAGTCAGATTTACTTCTATATTTGTGTAGGCTGCGATTCTGAAACCGGAATAGCACATGATCAGGATCATCTGAATGACAGGATCCGTGCTATGTGTCCATAGGATTTTCAGTTCATCATCTGAAAATGGAACACCGGGTTCATCATCTTCCTCTTTGGGCATATATAAGAACTGGGAATAGTCTTTTTCTACAATCTCATATTTCAGGGCATATTTGTACATTTGCTTTAGCAGACTGATTATAAGCTCAATAGAAGAATGTTTCAAAGTACATTTGTTTACTACATTCTGGAGATCTTCATATCGCAGTTCTCCGAAATGTTTGTCATGTAAAATACTGCAGTTCTTGAATGCGGCTCTTGTGCTGTTCTGTGACTGCTTGGATAGATTCTTTTCGCTATGATTGTACTTTTCATCATAGAACCGATCATAAACTTCCCGGAAGGTTGGAGTACGATCAATAAACAAATTGTTGGATACCCTGATCTTGCCTGCCTGCTCCAGATTGTATGTAGTCAGTATCGCATAGGCATCTTCCCATGTTTCACAATAGGAGAGAGCGGGGGGACTGACAGGACCTTTCGCAGTCCAGTCCCTGACCGGGGGATAGGCAGCATATGGTTTCCGGCGACCATTGCCAAGATACTTGATCGATCCGAAGCCGTTCGGCAGCTTCATTCTCTTTTTTCTCTTTCTCATAGTATCACCTTCCTAAAAATGGGCGCAAAAATAGCGCAATTCCTTGAAAAACTGCGCTCCAGATGATACAATGTGCTTGTATAGGGCAACTGTATCATACAGGAGCTTGCCGCCTTGGTACTTCCAATACCAGGGCGGTTTTTATATATGAACTTTGCAATACCGCCGGATTGTGCTATAATTATCAGTATCAGTTATGTATCATTATTTGAATAATGATAAGATATTGCAGATTAATTCTGCGATAGTGCAAATTTTACATCATGCCCCAGTGTTGGTAGCACTGGGGCATTTGCTTTATTATTTCTGATCTGTAACCTCCGCAGGGCGGTTGTAGATATCTTTTATGACTTTCTTGTATTTGTTTCTAACCTTTTTACTGATCTTGGTATTCATCCGTAATATAACATTTCCACGGCGATATAATTCATATTTGGGGCTCCTCTTTGTATAGCGGGAATTGTAATAATAATCTTCAGTTCTATTTCCGTGGCTCCATACTAATTGTGCCAGTAAATTTATGGCATCTTCACTATCATAGCAAACTAAAATTTCTATATCATTGTTTTTCTTGTTGTTCACTTTAAATTTAGCACTGGTTTGTAGATCTGTGTGAACAAACCATTCGATATACCCATCAACAAAATATTTTGCTTTTTTAACTTTTAACTTATTTTCTTTAAAAGTTTGGGCGATACCATAGGCTGTCATATTCTGCAGATCCTGCGGCGTGGCTTCAACAACACAGCTCATAATGAGAGTGAAGCATAATGCTAAAACGGTAACTCTTTTGATTAAATCTTTCATGTAAAACCCTCCTTTTATTTTGAACAGTAATCTTCAAGTCTGTTCCTTAAATAATTGTTATATTTTTGAAAATCAAAGGTAATACTATCGATGATTTCAGATATCATATTCTTAAAAATTGATATTGGCATCAAGCTTGGTGGAAGTAAAGAATCAGAATATATATTTTCAATGTACATAGGATTGTACCAATTTGCCATTTTGGTAATTGGTAAAACCATTCTAATTGTAAAAGGATAATTTTCAAATGCATATTTCAAAGTATATTCACTTACATAATCGCATGATACATGATCTATACAACAAGTTTTTATATATATCATTTTCAAGTACGCTTCTAAAGCAACACTGTCTAAATTTCTATCTAAAGCAACTTTATATTCTGATAAAAAATCGTAAGCCATTGTTTGATAATATCCATTCAGACAATTATTATAAACTCTAGTACTAATTATTTGGAAAGCGGTATCTTCAAATGTTCTTTTTCGATTTCCAATAAAGCGATTTTGATTAAATTCATACAAAGATATTCTATAACTAGAATGTTTATGTAATTTTACATAATCGTAATTCCCTTGAAGAAAAAGCTCTCCCTTTTCAGATAGTTCGTAGGTATTAGAATGGGATAATAACATTTGAGTGGAATCATTATCAAGAGATTTATATATTTCATTAACAAGATCATCCTTCTTTCTCTTTTTTACACAGCCAATGCTGTCAGCTAAAATTCGTAGCTCGTCCATTTTATAAGCCTGTAAAATAGATAAAAGAGAAGCAGGTTGTATGTATTTTTCTTTTATTAAATTATCTTGAAATTGAACTGGATTGCTGATATTGCACCCTTCAGTAATGTACGTTGGAAATTCATATTTTAACTCTGCCCCTTTAGAATACCACCATAGCATTAGTGTTTTGGCATACATATAATATTCATGTATTGTCGCATCTGGCATTCGAGGTGGATAGGATATTTTATGAGTATTCCAAAACTTTTTAATTTCATATAAATCCTTATTTGGATTGTTAGGTCGAGTATTTTTAGGATAACTATCTTCTATTGTTAAAATTTTCCGAAAATAATTAAGTAATCCCATAAAATCCCCTCCATATTATCAGTAAAGCCTAAGCACGCCAAGTGGCTCAAAATATATCAAGTAGTTTCCACATACGGCACATATGCCGTATTTTTCCTTATAATACTGTAAGCTATCAAGTAAAAAGTGTTCAGTCACATCTAAATATTCTGCAATTTCGTATTGATTTTGACAACCTGCATTATATGCATCTATGATTTTAGATAAAGAAATCATATAGTTATATGCCCAGATCCGTGCCCGGCGTTCCTGTTTCCTGTTGGAAGTAGAAGATTGATCAATAATATTTCCAACAGTCGTGTAATAATGCCCCATTTCTTCTGCAAGCACACAGGCTTTCTCTTTTTCTGTCATAGTCTTATCAATAGCAATAGTACCATCACAATATAGACCTTTCAGTCTTGTTCCAGTAAAGTCTATTTGATCAGTGATAGTAACTTGTTCTTTATCTGCTTCATTTAATATTTGTTCATAAGTCAAGTAGATTCCTCCCAAAATTTCCTTTTACACAGTTTATATAATGGATTGTCCGATATATGGGACTACTTTCTACTTGATTTTACAAAAGCTGCAAATTCTTTGATTTTTTGTAATTCTTCTTCGGTGTATTCGTCACCATCGAAATGAGCTGCAATCGTATGATGAGTAGGTTCATCCCATCCCATCAACTCTTGTGGAGATATTTTCAGAGCCTTTGCAAATTCTCTTATTTTAGATTCTGATATATCAACTTCTCCTTTTTCAATTTTAGCAATAGAAGATCTATCTTTATATCCTGTTAATTCTGCTAATGTATCTTGAGACATTTTTAAATCAAGACGCCTTTGCTTTATGTTTTTGTATAAGTCGAGCATAAGCAGGACTCCTTTCGCTTATCTGTGTAACCATATAATAGCATGATGTGTAAAATAATTCAACAAAATTATGAAAAAGTGTTGACACAAATTCACATGAATGATATAGTGAATATAGTTCACGGAAAGGCGGTGATATAACGGTGGCAAATGTGGATTTGCTTAAAGAGAAAATCAAGGATTCAGGCATGACAGTTTCAGCCATTGCTGACAAAAGCGGTATATTAAGGGAAACGCTATATAATCGCATGAGAAGTGGAAACTTTTATGCATCTGAAATAGTAGCATTGACAGGGGTTCTTCATCTTACCCGAAAAGAAAGAGATGATATTTTTTTACCATAATAGGTGAATAAAATTCACGATTTTATTTGAGACAGAAATGTAGAAGGGAGATGAGAGATTGAAAGGGAGTGACATAAAGGTATATCTGGTAGAACATGGACTTAAACAGGCGCATATTGCTAAGAGAGCCGGGATATCGGAACCTATTTTTTGCATGATGCTGAATAATAAAAGAAGAATAGAAGTGAATGAGTACATGCGGATATGTGATGCAATCGGGGTACCGTTGGAACAGTTTAGGTTTTAGCGAAAACAAAAAACTGATAGAGGCTATGTCTCTACCAGTCTTCAGCCAAATTTTTTAACCTTGAACTTTTTGCAGGCTTACGCCACACAAGACATAGCCAAATGTTTCTTGAAAAGCTCCGCCACTTACGCAGTTTTGGTTCAGCAACTTTTAAATGCCCATTAGCTGACGGAAAAAGAAGGAGTATCCGGCATGGCTATATGTACAGATTTAAGGAACCTGCAACCTCTTAAGCTGTAATTGTAATCAGCCCGTGTTTCATGCTTCTTTTTTATAGTCATGCTGATTGCTGCATTTAACCAGTTTATAGTGCGTTGGTACCACTGTTGCGACCTTCAGTTTAAGGAACGGGGCAATCCAGTTTTTTTATCATATTGATATTTCCTTTCATGCCCGATTTGGGTAAGAAAATATTAACATATTCTGAATAAAAATTCAAGGTTTTTAAATTAAAAACACAACGGAAGGGAGATGAGTAAATGGAAGAGCCACAGAAAAATATTTCAAAGACATTGGGAATTTTAATACCTGATGGATGTAAGCAAATATACGTTTTTGAAAATGAGAGTGATTTCTTATCTGCAGTGCAAAGCGGGCAGATGATTCCCTTGTATGGAGCCAAAAGGCATGAAAAGGACTACTTGCCTCTGTATATTGCAATGGAAAATCAAACGAGATCAGAAAGAGAGGGCCATTGAGGGTGACTGTTACCCGTCCAAATAAATTCTACTGCAGAGACTTGGTTTGGGGAATCAGATATAACATCATGTTCTTTCCAGCCAAGAGAGATATATCTGTCGCAGATTTTATCAAGAGTGTCATTGGTAACAGGTTGTCTATGAATAATGGTTCGCATTTATAATCGTCCTTTCTTTTTTAGCGATTATAGCACATTAGATTATTTATTAAAACAGAAGGGAGATGAAAAACATGATCATAGCCATTGTATGGATTGTATCTCTGATATGCATATTCATTATGAATAAGATAAAGCCGGATATTCTTGTTGGCTACGCAGTCTATGTAATAGTAATTTGTGTGGCATTTACAGTTTTTGCAGTATATCGCTTATATCTGAGATGATGCCGGAAGGAGTGAAAAAGGATGGGTCATAGAATTGCTCCAAATTTCTCGCATTTCACTGGAAAGACCAAAAGTAAGAGAAAGCATTTGAGAACCTATAAGCCCAAAAGAGTACATAAAAACAAGTATTCCAAAGAAAGGAAGTGATGAAACAGAATGGCAAGAGAATTGTTACCATTGTCGGAATTGGAAGATCTGTGTAATCCAATAGTGAACTGGCTCAGAGAAAATGGAAATCCGTATACATTCGTAAAGATTTCTGATGAAGGAATTGAGGTAACAGAGATAGCAGCAAGGATTCCAATTCAAAAGACGGCTGATTCATGAAAATCAACCGCCCAATACATTACAACACACGACTATAACGATGAATCTTATCAAGTCGTGATAAAGCAGAACCTAAAGATGGAGAATTTAGAAAAGCAGTGTATTCAGCCTGTGAAACATTGTAATACTGGTAGATTGCTCCGTTATGGAATTGCACTTCCATAATATCATTCTCCCATCCTACATTAGCAATTCTGCTGGATGATACAGGATGTCTGTTCATAGCAGTCCCCCTTTCATGGTACTCAGATGTATTTGACATCTTGTAAATCAATTATAGCACAACAAAATAATATGTTCCATGCCTTGCACGCGGTGTACAAGCACCGCAGATTCCCCTTCACAACATCTTAAGATGCACGGCTGTCCCCCGGCTGTGCATCGCGTGGAGGGCATGGAAAGAAAGGAGAGAATGTATGGCAGAAAAAAAGAGAGTGTCTGTGGAAGATGCAGCAGCAGAGATTGGCTGTGCAGCGGAATTTTTAAGACGACAGATGAAAGCAGGTAACTGGGATCTGGGTGCTGTGGTAAAGCCGAGAGCCGGACAGCAGAATTATACCTATTATGTTTTTCGGGACAAGCTGAATACGTTCCTGGGTATAACGGCATGAGAAGAAAGAAGCTAATCTTTAAGAAGGTACGAAATGCCGTGGAAATGGTGGTAATCATTGCATCCTATCTTACCATAGCCGGAGCGCTGGACGAGCAATCCGAAGTACCGATGATAGTAGCAATCATTGCTGCTGTAGTCTTTGGTATTTCGTGCTGGATCCATGAAATGGACTGCAAATGAAAAATGGACGATCAAGGAAGCCGCCAAGATCGCCCACACAAGAAAAAATCTTTGTATGCATTATAGCATGCTATGAGGAAAAAGCCAATGTTTTTTAGAACTTGTAACTATTGTGGAGCTGCACTGGATCCGGGAGAAAAATGTGATTGTCAGGATCAGAAGCAGCAGAGAGACGAACAAATAAGCAAAGCCCTTCGGATGGACCCGTGGGGGCAGATGGAATTTAAGGAGGTAAATGATAGTCAATGTCTGTTGAGATGATACAGCTTGGCAGCAGAGAAGAATGGTTGAAGCACCGGGATAGGATCGGTGGATCAGATGCATCTGCAATTCTCGGTATGAATCCATATCGGACAAACATTGAATTGTGGCAAATCAAGACCGGGCAGATGATTCCTGAAGATATTTCTGACAAGCCCTATGTGAAATATGGCACACAGGCTGAAATGCATTTGCGTGGACTGTTCCGGTTAGATTTTCCAGAATATCAGGTTGAGTATGTGGAAAACAACATGTTTCTGAATGATCGTTTTCCATTCGCGCATGCATCTTTGGATGGATGGCTGACTGATCAGGATGGTAGGAAAGGAATTCTTGAAATCAAGACTACAAACATCCTGCAATCCATGCAAAAGGAAAAATGGAACCACAGAATCCCTGACAACTACTATATTCAGGTGCTGCATTATCTGATGGTAACGGAATTTGATTTTGCTGTTTTAAAAGCGCAACTGAAATATGAACTTAATGAAGATGGGGGCGTTTACATACAGACAAGGCATTACAAAATTGAGAGGTCAGAAGTGCAGGAGGATATTGATTTTTTGGAATCTTCTGAAAGAAAGTTTTGGAAGCAGGTGCAGGAACGGAAAAGACCGGCACTTATGCTCCCAGATATTTAAAAATTAAGGAAAAGAGGATAAGACATATGGAATTAAAAATGAATGATTACCAGTTACCCGAGAAAATCAGCTTCAATTTTGATGAGTTGAAGCAGGAACTGACAGAAAAGGTCAGCATGTATGAAACCTTGGTCTATACGGATGATCAGATCAAAGAAGCCAAGGCAGACAAGGCGCAGCTTAATAAGCTGAAAAAAGCCCTGAATGATGAAAGGATCAGACTTGAAAAGGAATATATGCAGCCTTTCAATTCCTTCAAGTCGCAGGTCAATGAGATAATCAGCATCATTGACAAACCTGTTGCCCTGATTGACAAGCAGGTTAAGGAATATGAGGATAAGCAGAAGCAGGAGAAGATGGAGCAGATCAAGGCTTTATGGTCTGAAATGGATGTGCCGGAAGGTCTGACACTGGAAAGAGTTTTTGAAGATCGGATGCTGAATGTGTCCTATGGTCTTAATCATGTGAAGCAGAAAATGCTTGATGATATCAAACGATTCAACCGGGATATGGAAACTCTTGCAGCACTGCCGGAATTCGGATTTGAAGCACAGCAGGAATACATCCGTACATTTGATCTGAATAAGGCACTGGCAGAAGGTCAGAGAATGGCGCAGATTCAGAAGCAGAAGGCAGAAGCGGAAAGACTGAAGGCAGAGGAAGAAGCAAGAAAGGCTGCTGAAGCAGAATTTGCAAGAAACATCAATCCACCTGCTGAAGAAGTGGCAGCAACAGAAGAAACACCTGCACAGCCTGTAAGACAGTGGATCAGATTCGCAGCAAATCTGACGGTAGGCGAAGCAATGGAATTGAAGAACTTCTTCAGCACGCACGGTATCGAATATAAGGCAATTTAGAAAGGATGGTGTGAAATATGGCTGAAACAATGGTTTATACATGTGATATTTGCAAGGCAAGCAAATGTAAAAACGATCTTGCAAGAATAACAGTGAAAACTGATGGAATCAGAATGAAGGATGTCGGTTACAGCGGTCTTAAAATTGATATTTGCCCAGATTGTCTGAGGAAGAAAGGTTTTGTTGTTGATTTTCCTGAAAACAAGGATGAACAGGAGCTGGCTGAAATGAAAAATAAAGCAACACTTGAAGATAAAATCTATGATTTCTTGGTTGATATGGGTGTTGCATTTACGGAATAGAGAGGAATAGGTGAACAATATGCTTAGTTTAAATAATGGAGTTATGGAAATCAGGGGTAATATTCCAACGATATGCACAGATTTGTCTATGCTTATCAGAAGGATCAATGAAATAATTTCTGAAGATTTATGTGAAGAAGCAGCACATGAAATGATTATGTGTTCAGTTGAATTGGGTCTGAAATCGGATAATGAGATTCAGAAGGAAATACTTAAAAGATTGAAGGGAGAATTATAAAAATGGCAGTACAGAACAGTTTACAAAAAGCAACACAGCAAAGAAGGTTGGGAATGACAGCATATCTGAATCAGGATGCAGTCAAGCAGCAGATCAATTCGATTGTAGGAAGTAAGAGGGGAACAGCCTTTATTACTTCAATAGTTTCAGCGGTTCAGGCAACACCTGCATTGCAGGAATGCACAAATCCTTCAATTTTATCGGCAGCACTGCTTGGTGAATCACTTAATCTTTCAAATTCACCTTCTCTTGGACAGTTTTGGATTATTCCATTCAACAACAGGAAGAAGGGTGTGAAAGAAGCACAGTTTCAGCTTGGTGCGAATGGTTTCAAGCAGTTGGCAATGCGTACAGGGCAATACAAAGACATGGATTTCCTTGAAATCCATGAAGGCGAGTATAAGGGCAGAGATAAATACACTGGAAAGCAGGTGTTTGAATTCATTGAAGATGATGATGAACGTGAAGCACTTCCTGTCATTGGTTATATGGCATACTTTGAACTTCTGAATGGTTTCAGAAAAACGGTGTACTGGACAAAAGCCAAGATGGAAAAACATGCGGATCAGTATTCACAGGCTTTCAGCTTAGATGCATACAGAAAACTTCAGGAAGGAAAGATTCCACAGTCTGAATTATGGAAGTATTCATCATATTGGTATTCAAATTTTGCAGGCATGGCAGAAAAAACACTGATCAAGCATTTGCTGTCAAAATGGGGAATCCTTTCAACCGAACTTATCACAGCAATGGATGCAGATATGGCAGTGATCAATGAGGATGGCAGCAAAGACTATGTTGAAAATGATGATTCCATCATTGACATGGAACAGCCTTCACAGGAGCCTGCACAGCCGGAACCGGAAACACATGCACCAACACAGTCAGAAGCTGCACAAATGGATGCACAGTCGGCATTGTTTGGAAACTAAGAAGGGTTGTAACACCTTGTTCCCGACACTAATGCCGGGAGCAAAAAGAAACCGTTCATGCATTTTATATCACACAGAAGGCTGCCAGTGTGCAGCCGGAAAGGAGTGATCATGGAGATATTGGATATCATTACTTATGGTCATGAGAATGCAGTTAGCAGAAGCTATCTATCATCACTCACGCATATGACGGATCGTAAGGTAAGGCTTGCTATCCAAAAAGAGCGAGAGACGCACGTGATCCTGTCTACAGATGATGGAAATGGCTATTTCAGACCGACTGAAAAGGATTATGAATATGTCCGTATGTATCATGTCAGAGAAAGGGCGAGAGCGCGGACGATCCTTGATAATTTGAATCCGGTACTGGAGTTTTTAAGAGTACATGAAGGGGCGGTGCATAGTGGATAGTAAATGCAGCTTTGTGCTCTATACCGAGTATCTGGAGCATATAGCTTTGCTCACGATGGAGCAGAGAGGTTTGCTTTTTACGGCCATCCTTACATATGTCGCAGGCTATGATCCGCCGGTAATGGATGGCACAACACAAATGGCATTTTCTTTTATCAGATCACGGCTTGATCGTGATGGAGCCGCTTATGCTGACAAGATAAAAAAGCGGAGTGATGCCGGAAAACAGGGCGGCAGACCGAAAGCAAACGAAAGCAACGAAAAGCAAAAAAAAGCAAAAAAAGCAAATGCTTTTTCTGAAAAGCAAACGAAAGCAAATGAAAGCAACGAAAAGCAAAAAAACCCTGATAATGTACCTGTACCTGTATCTGTTAATGATAATAATAAAAAAACATTGTGCAAATCTGCTGATGCAGATGCACTGTTTGAGCGATTGTGGAAGTTGTATCCCTGTAAGAGGGGAAAAGCGCAGGTCTCAAAGGCTAATAAGATGCATTTACTTGATATCGGATTTGATGAACTTCAAAGAGCTATCGACCGGTACAAGGCGGACTTAGATAATGAGACATGGAGAATACCACAAAATGGTAGCACGTTCTTTAACAGTGGATATGTGGACTATCTGGATGCCAATTATGATCCGGGGAAGAAAGCAAAGAACACAAAGAAAAACAGCTTTAATAACTTTGCTGACCAGCGTACATACGACTATGAGGAGCTGGAAAAGCAACTGCTTGGGAATTGAGGTGCAGAATGGGAAAAATAAATGCAAAGCAAAAGGGCGCGAGGTTTGAGCGGGAGCTTGCTGATCTGTTTCGCAAAATGGGATATGCAGGCGCAAGGAGAACAGCGCAGTATTGCGGAAATACAGGTGATGCGTCAGATGTGGTCGGTCTTCCTGGAATCCATGTAGAAGCAAAGCATCAGGAAACAATGCGGCTTTACGACTGGATGGAACAGGCAAAGCGTGATTCTGATGGTAATAGTGAATTGCCGGCTGTTTTTCACAAAAAGAATCGCGCTGACATACTGGTCACAATGACCTTGGAAGACTGGATGCAGATCTATGCAGCGTATGAAGCTGCTACGGTATCAGATGGCGATAACATAGATGTTAGGAGGTAATAGATGGAATCGGTAGAGAGTAGAGCTAAAGAAGCACTTGAAGCATATCTGAAATGCAACGAAACTGTAAAATCAGTATATTACAAGAAAATATGTGACCATGATTGCGATAATTGCAATCTGAATTATGCACAAGGCACATATGGCGATCATAAAGAAGCTGTGAAAACGGCAATACAAGCACTTGAAGAAGTACAGAAGTACAGAGAAATCGGAAGCATGGAAGAGTGCCGTGCGGCGAGAGAAAAACAGATACCGAAGAGGGCATATCATATATCGCCTGTAGATGATAATGATAATGCGAATGTGGAGTGCCCAGCGTGTCATGCCACAACAGATTATGCAGTCAATGTAATTAAAAGAGGGCATTGTTGGAAGTGTGGGCAGTTATTGGATTGGAGTGATGACAATGAGATTGATTGATGCTGATGCTTTAATCAAAGATTTAAGTTATTTATACACAAAAAATCATATTCCTGTTGATATGAGAGCGAGAGAAACATTATCAACAGTTATGGAGCAACCAACAGCCTATGATGTAGATAAGGTTGCGAAGCAGTTGGAAGAATTGAAAAGTCAAGTCCCTGTAAACAGAATCCTTGATAACATCATAAAAGATAAACCGAAAGAATTAGGTCAGCTAATTGCTTATGGCAAGGCAATCGAAATTGTAAAGGCAGGTGGAATAGATGAGAAAGTCAATTCCTAAATCAGTAAGAAAACAGGTATATGCAAAATACAACGGTCATTGCGCATATTGTGGATGCTATATACCGGAGAAAGGTTTCAATGTAGACCATTTGCATTGCCTAAAACATTATGAGTACGCAGAAGAATTTACCGGGATTGACGTACACGACATAAGCAATCTGATGCCGTCCTGCGGATCCTGCAATCGATATAAAGCAACAATGGATCTTGAAACATTCCGCAAGCAGTTACAGAAGATACCGGACAGGCTGAAAAGAGATGTGTGTACATACAATATTGCAGTCAGATATGGCATGGTGCAGGAAAACAGAGAACCGATTAAGTTCTATTTTGAGAAAGTAGGTGGATCGGATGCCGATTAAGCCAGAAAATAAGAAAAGATATCCGGCAAATTGGAAGGATATCCGAAAAGACATTCTTGAGCGAGCAGACAATAAATGCGAATTTTGCGGAATTGAGAATTATTCTATCCGCGAAAACGGCTCAAAAGTCGTTCTGACAATAGCGCATTTAGACCATACACCGGAAAATTGCGATTATAGCAATCTTAGAGCGTTATGTCAGAAATGCCATAACAAGTATGATGCAAAACACCGGGCAGAGACGCGGAGAAAGATAGGTGTAACGGATGTCAATTAAACCGATTTTATTCAATACAGAAATGGTTCGGGCGATTCTGGACGGACGGAAGACCTGCACCAGACGTGTGATAAAGCCGCAACCACAATCAAGGCTATGTTATACATATGCAGGAAGCCACAAGGGTTGTGTAGGAAAATGGACATATCCAAACAGGGGAGCACGCGAATTTTGGGGCGAAGAATATAGGCTCCCGGAAAATATAAAGGATGAGGAATTAAGAAAACAATGGAATCCACCATATCACACAGATGATGTTCTGTATATTCGCGAGACATGGACGGAGGAATGTGGAAAATATTATTATCGTGCAGACTATGACAGCGATTATTTAGACCCATGTGAAACCTTATCTGGTGGCTATCCGGCAAGTTGCAGAAATCATCCGGGATGTGATGGATGTATGGCAACTTCAACGAGAATACACTGGCGCCCATCCATTCACATGCCGAAAGAAGCTGCCCGGATCTGGCTCAAGATTACGGATGTGAGTGTGGAGAGGTTGCAGGATATTACAGAAGATGGCGCAAAAGCAGAGGGAATATATACACCAAATTGCAGAGGATGTAACGCCACATTTAGATGTGATTTTTGGAATGAGGGCTATAACGAATTTGATGAATTTATGGAAATCTGGGATAGCACCATCAAGAAATCCAACCTTGACCGCTATGGTTGGAATGCAAATCCGTGGGTCTGGGTAATCGAGTTTGAGCGGTGTGAGAAGCCGGAAGGAGTGTGAAGGTATGGAAGATAACAAAAATGAAATGTCAATAACAGAAGCTATTGAAAGGTGCGACATTATGCTAAACGCTATCAGCATCAATGGCGCAGAGAAAGGTTTTGCAAATGATGATAATGGATTTCCAGATTGTGTAGTAATGAAATCCCTTATTAGAAGATGCAAATGGGCTTTGAAAAAGCAGATTCCGATGAAACCAAATAAGGCGGTAGGTTCATTATAATGGTGGCAATGCAGAAACAACCGTATGAGTTAAAAAAGAAGCGATCAGAGCTCCGGGCAAGAGAATTTATGACACAGATGGATCTGAGAGGAAAACAGGCACATGTAAGTGTAGGCGGTCTCGATAGCATCACATTATATGTCTTTCTGAAATCGATAGGGATAGATGTTCCTGCAATCTCTGTGTCAGCACTGGAAGATAAAAGCATACAGAGAGTACATAAGGCACTGGGTATCACAATATTAAAGTCGTACAAGACTAAGGTGCAGGTGCTTAATGAGGTTGGTTTCCCTGTGATCAGTAAAAGAATAGCCGGGAAAATAGCTCTTTTGCAGAATCCTACGGAAAAGAATAAGACTGTGCGACATGCTATTATCACAGGCGAATGCGGAGAACTGGGGCATTTTCAGAAAAACAGTCGGATGAAATTACCACAGAAATGGTTAAAGATATTTGGCGGTTATGAAAATGAGAATGAGGGTGTGTATTATCAGAAGCCTAACTTTAAGGTATCAAATGACTGCTGTTATTGGCTTAAAGAAAAGCCCTGTGATGATTGGGCAAAAGAACATGAAAGCTATCCTTTTCTGGGTATGATGGCATCTGAAGGTGGTCAGAGAGAAGAAGCACTTACAGATCATGGCTGTAATTACTATGGGAAGACGGTTATGCGATCAGCACCTTTTGCCCCATACCTCAGAAACGATATCCTCAGATTGGCGCAGGAAATGGATGTATGGTATCACAAACATTTAGAGATTTTTGAAAAATTGTATTATGAACAGCCATATAGCAGAAACGGAGCTGGTGAAATTATTCCATATGAACCAGTCGAGAGCATTATACCCGAAATCTATGAAAAGATTGAGAAAGATGATCAGGGCAATCTCAGAACGACAGGAGCACAGAGGACAGGCTGTAGCATGTGTGGTTTTGGAATTCATATGGAAGAACGACCACACAGATTTGATAAGCTGCGCGAAAGAAATGAAAAAGAGTGGGAATTTTATATGTATAAATGCTGCACTGATCCGGAAACGGGAGAGAAGTACGGATGGGGCAGAGTGCTTGATTATATAGGTGTTCCGTGGGAAGACGTTCCGGCGGTACAGCTTGAATTGCCACTTGAAGAAATGATGTAAAAAAGAAAGGAGCCGGAACCTATCCGGATAAAAGGCGCGCCGGGTTCCTTTGAGAAAATGAAACAAGTATTGAAATATACGGGGGCAAAATCCCGAATAGCAAATTGGATAGTAAGCAACATGCCAAAGCATACGGTGTATTTGGAGCCATATGCAGGAAGTTTGGCGGTATTATTTAATAAACCACGGTGTCACATAGAGACAGTAAATGATCTGCATGGTGAAGTAGTGAATTTCTTTCGAGTTTTAAGGGATAATCCTGATGAATTGAAACGGCTGATAGAACTTACTCCATACAGCAGAACTGAGTACGACCTATCTTATCAGAAATCCGATGTAAATGTTGAGCGGGCAAGGAGATTTTGTGTCAGATGTTGGCAAGGGTTTGGTTGTTCTAACCTATACCATAATGGATTCAAAAGCGGTCAGCAGACGAATAGTCCTAATCCAGCAAAATCATGGGCGGAATATCCGGATGTCATTACTCAGGCATCAAAGAGGTTGCAAGGTGTTCAAATAGAGAATCTTCCAGCGATAGATCTTATCAGACGCTATAACACATCGGACGTTTTTATATATGCAGATCCGCCGTATTTACAAAGCACCAGAAAAAAATATTTATACAAGTATGAGATGACGGATGCGGACCATCTTGAAATGTTAAAAGCATTGGAAGAGCATCCGGGACCAGTGATGATAAGTGGATATGAAAATGATCTGTATAATACTGCGCTTAAAGGGTGGAGAAAAATAAAAAAGGATACGCTGGCAGAAGCGGGAGTAAAAAGGGAAGAAGTTTTGTGGTTGAATTACGCTGATACGCAAATGTCGCTTGAAGCAGACTTCCCGGAGGTGATGCCATGATTAACGGAGAACTGATCGTTGACAACTTCGCCGGTGGCGGTGGTGCTTCCACCGGTATAGAGTTAGCAACTGGATACAGCGTTGATATTGCGATCAATCACGATCCAGAAGCCATTAAGATGCACAAAGCGAATCATCCGAACACCAAGCACTACTGTGAAGATGTGTGGCAGGTAGATCCGGTAGAAGCATGCAAAGGGCATCCGGTAGGACTTGCCTGGTTTTCCCCGGACTGCAAACACTTTTCAAAAGCCAAAGGCGGTAAGCCGAAAGATAAGTTTATCCGCGGCTTGGCATGGGTAGCGTGTAGATGGGCTGGACTGGTAAGACCGAGGGTAATCATGTTGGAAAATGTAGAGGAATTTAAGACTTGGGGACCATTAAACAGGGGACACCATCCAATCAAGAACAAACAGGGTAAAACATTTGAGCGGTTTGTTCAGCAGCTTACAGATCTTGGATATAAAGTGCAGTTCAAAGAACTGGTAGCTGCGGATTATGGAGCACCAACCATGCGAAAAAGATTTTTTATGATCGCTCGTTGTGATGGTCAGCCTATTGTATGGCCGGATCCGACACACGCACCAGCGGACAGCGAAGCAGTTAAAGCTGGATTGCTGAAACCGTATGTAGGAGCATACACGCAGTTGGATTTTTCGCTACCGTGTCCGAGTATCTTTGATACATCCAAAGAAATAAAGGAGAAATACGGCATTCGGGCGGTACGACCGTTGGCGCCTAAGACAATGGAGCGGATTGCAAGAGGACTGAAAAAGTTTGTGCTTGAGAACCCGGAACCGTTTATTATCCAGTGCAACCACGGCGGCGAGCGCAGACCGAATGATATTCGGGAGCCAATGCCGACAATTACCGGAAAACACGGTTACAGTGTGGTAGAACCTTACATGATTCCTATTGGATATGGCGAAAGAGACGGACAGGCACCCAGAGTACATGATGTAGAGAAACCATTGCCGACCATAGTTGGGAGTGGAAAACATTATCTGTGCGAGCCGTACATGGTACAGATTGGGCAGACAGGATTTACGGCAGACAGGAGCAAGGATGTGAGAGAACCTCTTACCACGATTGTAAGTAAGAACGAGCATTGTTTAATAAGTCCTACACTGATCCAGTACCATTCCGAAACTGCTCAGGGAGAAGTGAGAGGACAGACGATAGAAGATCCAATCATGACCGTAGATGGTTCAAATCGATACGGACTGGTTACATCATTTCTGAGCAAGTTTTATAAATCTGGTATAGGGCAAGACTTACGGGAGCCGTTGGGAACAGTAACTGCAAATGCAGGAGGTGGTCACTTCAGCGAGGTCAGAGCCTTTTTGATTAAATACTATGGAGATGCCACAGGACAGGATATAGAGAAACCACTTGATACAGTTACGACCAAAGATAGATTCGGACTGGTAACAATCGAAGGTGTGGATTATCAGATCATAGATATCGGACTTCGGATGCTGGAACCAAGAGAGTTGTACGGATGCCAAGGATTTCCAGATGATTACATAATCGACCACGATTATACTGGAAAGACTTATCCGAGAAGCGAACAGGTGCGCAGGTGTGGCAATGCAGTATGCCCGCCGATACCTGCAGCACTGGTGAGAGCAAATCTACCGGAATTATGTGTGGCAGAACGCACACCGAATATGCAGATCAGAGCTGAACAGACCGGGCAGCTCCGGTTTGCCTAAGAATGTATAACATGAAGTAAAAACAGGATCCAAGCGATCATATACTCACCCCGTTATTAGTATATGCGGAAAGGATCGTTTGGATACTGGAAACTATTTAGAAATAGAAAGGAAGAAAATTATATGAAAAAGAAAATTATGTCACTTATTATGCTTGTGTGTATTGCTATTAGTCTGGTGGGATGTACCACGGCAGATACAGTCAATTATAACCTCACAACAGATGCGGATGAATTCAAATTGTACAGAAAAATCACTGTAACAAATGCAAGAACAGATACCATTATGCTGCAGGCAGAAGGATATATGAGCCTTGACAATAACAGTAACAATGAACTTGTAGTCACGATTAAGACCGGAGAGGATACATATTACAAAGATTATATCTATCTGAATGATTGGACTTGCTATGTGATGGAACAGACAGAGCCGACAGGTACAGATAAATATCATTATCAACTGGTATTTTATCCAGAAAGAGTTGTGCCATATGTTGATATTAAATAGATTTTTTGAGGATAACAAAGTGGAGGAGCAACTATGAGCGAAACATTTTACAAGCCATTAACGCCACAGTTTAGGGCGGAGCTTAATAAATCAATCGATAAAAACATGGAAGAACTTAAAACCTGTCAGAATAATGTATATGTATCTATGCAGAGAGCAGCCAATAATGCTGCAAGAAAGATCATCAATGCGCTGCCGGATGGTTATCCTATGCCAATGGAGAGAACATATAGGGATCATTACATGGACAGGTTTGAAAGGAGATACTAGATGCCGGAGAGATATGATAACCCAAGAGATATAGCGCAGCTCATGCATCAGACAAAGCGGCTGCAGCAGTCAGCCGAGAGAAGTCCATTTACAGGACTGGTGACATTGTTCTGCTATGTGCTGTGGAAAGATTACAGATACAGCCAGAAGAAACTTGCAGAATTCTGTGAGCAGATACATAAATACGAGGATCAGTGGCATGACAAGCCAATAGATCAGATTCATGACAGACTGGATGATTATGCAGGCTGGTGTGTAGAATATGAGGAATATACAGAGAAAGATTTCCCACACTTCCGGTCTAAAGTAGCGCAGAAGGCTATCAAAGAGCAGATCCGGTGCAATAATAAGATCAATGATCTTTCAACCAGGTATATGACATATGGCTTTTGTGTTTTGATAGATGATGGATTCGGACGGCGGAAACTGACCAATCTCAAAGATAAAGTGCAGAAGCAGATGAATGATGTCACAAAAGCCGGGAGAGAAAAGAACATAATGGATCTGTGGCGTGAGCTGATAGACGGAGCTGGAATTTACATCGAAAAACCATTGTTTGATTAAAGGAGAAGCCGTGAAAGAACATTATTTAACATCGGAAGCCGAGAGAGCTTACCGGAAAAGATATTATCAGAAGAACCGAGAAAGGATCCTTGCAGCAGCCAAGGAGAAGAGATCGGATCCTGATTTCAAAAAAAGACGATCAGAGTACGGTAAACAATATTGGGCAGATCACAGAGAAGAGCTGGCACTAAAGGCTAAGAAAAGACGTTTGCAGGGTGCACTTGAATGTGGTAAAATACAATCAAATATGACCGTATGCCAATAGGGGCATGCGAAGGACTAAGTGGAGTCAGTTACAATTTGTAGCTGGCTCTTTTTATATATGCAGAGAGAGGAAGTGAGATAGCGGAGAATTACCAAAAGGCAGAACAAGATTATATGGCAGGAATGAAGTATAAAGACATAGCCGAAAAGTATGGTACCACTATCAACACTGTCAAGAGCTGGAAAAAGCGGTATGCATGGAATAGAGAGGGTGCACCCAAAGAAAAAAGGGTGTGCACACAAAATAAAAAAGGTGCGCAGGTAGAAAAGATTCAGATTGATGATGGAACGAAAGAAACTTTGCAGAATACCGATCTCACATCAGAGCAGCAGATGTTCTGCATTTATTACAGCCGAACCTTTAATGCTGCCCAGAGCTACCAGAAAGCTTATGGTTGTCAATATACGACTGCAGTGGCGCATGGATATAAGTTGTTGTCGAACGTGGTTGTTCGTGCGGAAATAGAACGGCTGAAAGAAATTAAGCGTCAGCAGATTGTTGCAAGTGCAGACGATATAGTAGAACTGCAGATGCGAATTGCCTTTGCAGATATTGGCATCTATATGTCATTTGGTAGAGAGAATGTGAGCGTAATGGGAGCGTTCGGTCCAGTAAAGGATCCAGAGACTGGCGAATATATGAAAAAAGAAGTAAATGCTATTAGACTGAATGAATCAGATATGGTTGATACACAGATCATACAAGAGGTGAAGCAAGGTCGGGATGGTGTCTCTATTAAACTGGCAGATAAGCAGAAAGCGTTTGATTGGCTAACAAAATATTTCCTCATGCACCCAGAAAGTAAATACCGGGCGGAATATGAGAAACGAAAAGCCGAGAAAGAGGGCGGAGAGACTACAGAATATGAATCAGATGGATTTATGGAAGCACTGCAGTCTGATGTGAAAGACACTTTTAAGGAGGATGATAGCGTCGAAACGTAAAGCACTATTCCAGTTTACGCGGTTCAGCCATAAGCAGAAGGTAGTCCTTGAGTGGTGGATGCCCGGAAGCCCATATGCGGACAAAGATGGGATCATCTGTGATGGTTCTATCCGATCAGGGAAAACAACGGTTATGTCTCTATCGTTCGTTATGTGGGCAATGGAAACCTTTAACGGTCAGAACTTCGCTGTATGTGGCAAGACAATCCAGTCCCTGCGTCGTAATGTGATCGGACAGCTCAAACTTATGCTTATGTCTCGTGGTTATCAGGTAGAGGAACATCGATCAGAGAACTATATTATTATCCGCATGAGGGACAAGGAGAACACTTTTTACCTGTTCGGTGGTAAGGATGAAGGATCACAAGATCTGATACAGGGTATCACACTTGCCGGCGTATTCTTTGATGAAGTTGCACTGATGCCGGAATCATTCGTAAATCAGGCAACAGGACGATGCTCTGTAGACGGTTCCAAGTATTGGTTTAACTGCAACCCGGAAGGTCCTGACCACTACATAAAGCTGGAATGGATAGATAAGATCACTGAGAAGAATATGATCCGGGTGCATTTCACTATGCGGGACAATCCAAGCCTTGCAGCAAAGATCATTGAACGATATGAGCGGATGTATAAGGGCGTGTTCTACGATCGTTTTATCTCCGGTTTGTGGGTGCTTGCTTCTGGCATCATCTTCCGGTACTTTGCAGAGGATGATACGCCGTATCTGTTTGACGATAAAGATATATTTGATGATAATGGAAAGCTCAAGGTTCCGTTCTTCAAGATTGTAATGGGAATTGACTTCGGCGGTATGGGATCCATGACAACCTACAATCTCACAGGATATCAGAACAGATACAGGGATTTTAAAGCATTGGAAGAGGATGGGCTTCCACTGTCAGAAGACATAGACAGTAAGAAGATCTGTGATAAATTTGTAGAGTTTTATCGTATGAGCATAGAAAAATATGGCCGCGTGGACTGGGTGTTCCCGGATAGCGCAAGCCCGACTATGATCAACAGCCTGCGGAGTGCTGCCAAGGAAGCAGGATTGCCATATCAGAACATTAAAGGGTGTCGTAAGAATGAGATATCAGAACGACCAAAGACTGTAGATATGCTATTTAACAGCGGCAGGCTGAAGATCAATAAGAGATGCACACAGACAAGAAAGGCTATAGCATCTCTGAGATGGGATGAAGATCATCCGGATGTACCGGAAGATAAGAACATAGGCAACTGCAATGACCGATGGGACAGCTTTTGTTATACGTGGCTGGATTTCGTCGAATATATTGATTTAAAGAGATAAGGAGAAGAACACGGAAGGATGCGTTAAGAATTTTTTAGTAGGCAAAGGATACACAGTAAACGACAAGGCAATGACTGTCATACAGTCGTGTGACGACTGGTATGCGAACAGAGTGATCGAAGCATTCCATAAGCGCAAGACGATCAACGCGGTTCCATATGAGCTTTCCCGGCTAAACCTCGGAAAAAGATGCTGCTCTGATGATGCTAACCTGTGTGAGATTTTGGAGATCAACGCAGGAGACGGGGAACAGGCTGATTATGTGAATGATGTGCTGAATGGCAGCATGTTCAACACACAATACAGAAAGCAGCTTGAAAAGACATCAGCAGATGGTACGGTTGCATGTTATATCCGTTTGGACAATGCCACCTTCATGGATGATGGCTCTGTCCACGACGGCGTGATCAAGCTGAATTATGTGGAAGCAGATGCATTTACACCACTCACAGTCGAAAATGATGTTGTGGTTGAAGCAGCCTTCTCCGGAAGCACACTTGTAAAAGGGAAAAAGCAGACCACACTTGTTTTGTTCACTCTGGGTGAGAATGGACTGTATACCGCGGAAACGCATGTATTTGACGACAAAGGGAACGAGCTGAAGGATCTGGAAACCGTAGTACAGCTTGGAGATGTGAAGCCGTTTGCCGTTATGCGCAATGCGGAAGTCAATAATATCGATGATATGGAAGGGTATGGTCTGCCAAAGCTGCACAATGCCATCCCCGCACTCAAGATAGCGGATCTGTGTTACAATGTGCTGTTTACGGATCTGGACAAGGCTGAAAAGATTGTACTTGTCAATGAACTGTTATGTGATTTCGATAAAAACGGAAAGCCTGTTATGACGACAGAGCAGAAAAAGCTGTTTGTGTTTACCGGCGAGAAGTTGCCAGAAGAAAAAGGCATGATCCAGGAGTACAATCCAGAGATCAGGATTGAGCAGATTACCAAAGCGTTTGAATTGGCTTTGTCACTACTGTCTCTGTCATTCGGCTATGGCACCAAGAAATACAGCTTTGAGAATGGGCAGATCACAACAGCAACGGAATATATAGGAGAAAGGCAGGATCAGATGCAGGAGCTTAACCGGCAGCGACAAGAAGCAACACGGTATATTCAGGACATCTGCAAAGCCGTTATGTGGTTTGCAAATACCTTTCAAGGGAAGCACTTTAATCTGGATCAGGAGATTTTGATTGATTTTGATGATTCCTATATCACAGATAAGGAATCTGAGCTGGAAAGAAAGAGAAATGATGCTTTGTCCTTTGATATCCCGCAGCTTACTGTATGGTATCTGATGGATGCGTACAATCTGACCGAAGAAGAAGCTACAGCAATGTTGCCTAAGCAGGAAGAGCCACAGGAGCCGGAAGAAGATTAAGGAGGTAGCACACGCTTACAGATGAACAGCTGCAGATCATAGAGGATACGATAGCACCATTGTTTCAATACCTCGAACATGAGGTAATAGTTGACGTTGCGCGGAGAATCGGAAAGACCATGACATATACAAGGACAGCGGAACTGCAGGCCATGAGTATGTACCGCCTTGGATATAGCCCGGCGCGGGTCCGGTCAGAAGCCATGAAGATATTAAATGCAGATCCGAAATACCGTAAAGCGGTAGCAAAGAATACCTTGGAATACAAAAAGGATGTAAGGAATCTTATCAACGATATAACCAAGCAGGCGATGCTTGCAGGTGATGAGCTGATTGCAGGAGCCGGCAACATGGCATGGGTTAATGATCTGGCAATCTGGAAAGCTGCCAATAAGACTTTAGAGGATAATTCCTATTTGCAGCAGCTCATTGATGCATATGGCAGGCAGACAGAGCAGAACATGAAGAATCTGACAAAGACCACAGGATTTAAAGCCAAGAGCGGGTTTGAGAGTATTGAAAATCTGTACAGACGTGAGATGGACAAGGCGACGATCAAGGTATGCTCTGGGACTTTTACAAGGGAGCAGGCGACAAGAGATGCAGTAAAAGAGCTTGCGCAGAGTGGATTAAGATCGGTGGACTATGCCAGTGGATACAGTATGCAGATAGATACAGCCGCACGCATGGCGATCAGAACAGGTTGCCATCAGATCAGTGGTCGGGTAGAAGATGCTAATATCTTACGAAGCGGTGAAGGACTGGTATATATTGAACATCATGCAGGAGCACGTAACACCGGATCCGGTCATGCGAACCATGAACAGTGGCAGGGTAAGGTTTATTCCTTTAAAGAAGACGGAACAGACTATAGCAAGGAAGCTAAACGAATAGGACAGGATAAGATAGAAGATCTGTGGAAAGCGACAGGTTACAGCTTGGATGGCAGACATGAGAATGACTTGGAAGGTCTGTATGGATATAATTGCCGCCATCAGCATTATGCGTGGTTTGAGGGGATCTCGGAGAAGGGTGAGTATCAGCCGGAGCCGGATCCTGTCACATACAATGGAAAACCCATCGACTATTATGCACAGACACAGAAGATGCGGCAGATGGAGCGCGGGATCAGAGCATTAAAGCGCGAAAAAGAAGCCTGTAAGAAGCTGGGTATTGATACCACAGAGACAGATGCAAAGATCAGCGCAAAGAGAAGAGAGTATAATGAGTTTTGCGACTTATGCGGTATCAGACCACATACAGAGCGGCTCAGATATGATTGCAATACCAGCGAGTTGAGAAATACAAGGACTTATGAAAAATTTGTCACTGCATCAAGAGAAAATGCAGTGTATGCAGATGAAATAGTATCAGCGCAGAGTAAACTCGGCAAACTGGAACAAAAGGAAATAATAAAAAGAGGTAAAGACCTTGATTTACCAGTCTTTGATAATGGAAATCTTGGAAAAGCATATAGAAAATGGAACATCCAAAAGGAAAGTGGATATTATGACGTTGTGGGACATGGATCTCCGGAGATTATGGAATTCTTTGGGAGAAAGGTAAATGATGATATTATTGCAAAAATAATCAAGGGCAGATCGGACTACAAGGGGGAAAAGATACGATTATTATCATGTATGACAGGACTGGCAGACGAAAAAGGTAATTGTTTTGCGCAAAGACTTGCAAATGCTTTAAGTATTGAAGTTCAAGCTCCAAACAAATTGCTATACTTGCATAAAAATGGTACAATACACGTAGGAAGTAGTGCATATAAAAATGATGGAGAAATGATCACGTTCTATCCAAGAAAGGGGCACAAAAATGAAAGAGATAACCAATAATATTGTATTTGATGAAAAGAAATGTGCTCATGTAATGAAAGATGGAGCCCAGATACAGGAGTGCAGTGAAAAAGATAAAGTGCTGAAGTATCTGCGGTCATTTGATGTGGATAGTGTATCATCTGGATATGTATATGATTCTGTCAAAAAACAATATACCGATATGGAAATTGAGGGGTATTCGGATGGGGAATATGCATGGGAATCGTCACAGATTTATTATTTTGAGAATTATGATATAAAACTAAGTGATGCATTTATTAAAAAAGCAATAGGTGTATAATTTGGAAGGAAAATATTATGGATAATTTCAAAGCGGTATATAAAATTTTATCTGCACTGGAAAAGGCAATGGACTATCCGGAATTTGATATCTCACAGGTCGATCATAAAAAGCTGGAGGTTTCCAAAGAACGATGGTGCAGATATATTGAGATGATGAGTGATGTTGGCTATATAAAAGGCGTAGAAATATATGAAAACATAAATGGTGAGCTTACTGTGAGTGCAGATGATATAAGGATCACTTTAAAAGGCTTGGAGTATCTGCAAGAGAATTCCATTATGCAGCGTATGTATAATGCTGTGAAGGGAATAAAGGAAGTTGTACCGGGACTGTAAAAAATATAGTTGCCATTGATTTTACTGTGAGTTATAATAGATTAAGGAGGTCGAACGTATGACCGATAAACAGATTATAGAAGCCATTCGCCGGATCTGCTTACGCGGGAACAATGCAGAAGTAAAAAAAGCGAAGGACGGTACACTGGTAGTGTACGAAGTGAAAAAGAATATTGCCGTCAGATAAATTGGTATCTGGCAAGAGCTAATAGGAGCTGACTTGTACGAAAAGTACAGGTTGGCTCTTTTTTATTATCTATCGCACGGTGGAGAAGGCTGGTCATCTCGTGAGCGTCGTGAGCTTAAGATCGCAGGTTCGAATCCTGCCCGTGCTACTATCCCTACCGGAGAAAGTCCGGTAAATAAATCATTTAAGGAGAGACAACATGAAGAACATTTTAACTATCTTGCAGGAACTGGGAATCGAGGTTCCGAAAGACAAAGAAGAAGGTCTGAATTCTGCTGTAGCGGAAAACTATAAGCCGGTAGCCGACTACAACAAGCAGAAAGAAAAGCTGGACGCAGCCAATGAAACGCTCAAGGCAAATGATACTGCCATGAAAGACCTTCAGACGAAGCTGGATGGATTCAAGGACGTTGATGTATCCGGTCTGAATCAGAGAATCAAAGATCTTGAAACTGAGAAAGAGAACATCCAGAAGGACTATGATGCGAAGATTGCAGATCGTAATTTTGATGATCTGGTCAAAGAAAGTATCACAGCGGCAAAAGGCAAGAATGCCAAGGCAATTACTGCTTTGCTTGATGTGGATACACTGAAAGCATCCAAGAATCAGAAAGAGGATATTGCTGCAGCACTGAAGGCGCTGACCGAAAAAGAAGATAGCAAGATGCTCTTCGGAGAGCCGGAGCCAAATCCGGTAGGAACAGGAAACATAATCGGACAGGTAAGAGGTGGCAGCAATGTTGATGCAGATGAAGCTGCTATGAGAGCAGCGATGGGACTGCCACCTGTGCAGGAGACAAAATAAGGAGGATTAGAACACGCCAAACACTATTGCTTTAGCAAAAAATTATGTACCTCTGCTTGATGAGGTATATCAGAAAGAATCTGTAACAAGTGATCTGACAGGCGATCCGGCAATGGCAAGAGCCGGTGCAAACGCAAGAGAGATTGTATATCCGCAGATTGCAGTTACAGGACTTGGAGATTATGACCGCAACAGTGGTTATACACAGGGAACAGTAGATTTCACATGGAAATCGACAGAATACAATTACGATCGTGGTGCCAAATTGTCCGTAGATGTTATGGACAATCAGGAAACATATAACCTTGCTTTTGGTATGGCAGGTGCGGAACTGATGCGTACTAAGGTTGCACCGGAAGCAGATGCATTTACCTTTGCAACACTGGCAGGAATTGCAGGTATTTCCAAGGGCGAAGCAAAGACTATTTCTACAGCGGAAGCATTCCTTGCAGAGTTATTAGAAGCAAAGAATACAATGGACAATGATGAAGTACCGGAAGAGGGTAGAATCTTATATGCAACTTCAAATCTGCTGAATGCTCTTATGATGATGGATTCTTATAAGTCAAAAGAAATCCTTGCGGCATTTACAGTTAAAAAGGCTGTGCCACAGGGAAGATTTTATACATCTATTGATCTTTTGGATGGTAAATCTGCAGGAGAGGAAGCAGGTCACTACCGCAAGGGTACTGCAAAGTACGAGAAGACAAAAGACGTTGCTCCGGTATCCGGCAAAACATATTATACAGAGGATGGTGGTGTATATACACCTGTAGATGGTTCCAGTGCATCATCAGGATCTATGTCATCTTATTATGAGATGGTGACTACTGAAGCTAAGGAAATCAACTTTATGATTATCCACAAGCCTGCAATCATCAAGCATGATAAGCATATCGTTTCCAATATTATTCCGGCGGATGCCAATCCGGATGCTGATGCTGACATCATTAAATACCGCAAATATGGTCTTGTGGATGTATACAAGAACAAAGTGGCAGGTATCTATTTAAGCCACAAAGCGTAAGGAGGTGCCAGGCATGAGAAAGGTAGGAATGGGAACAACCAAGGACGAAAAGGCAGAGGTTGATTTATTGAGAGAGCAGAATGCAGCTTTTGAGAAAGAGATCAAAGAGTTGAAAAAGAAGAATGCAGCTCTTGAGAAGAAGTCGAAAGACAAGCCTGAGCAGTAGAAAGAGAGGGAGCAGTATGACTTATATCACATGGGAGTTGTATAGCTCCCTTTTCCATAAAATTCCACAGGATAGTTTTGATCGGATTGCCCGAAAAGCCAGCATGAAGATGGATGCTCTTACGCATACCAGAGTGCAGAAGTTTATGAGTGAGTACGACGATGAGACAGCTACAGGTTTCCAAAAGAATGTCAAAGCACAGATTGAAATGACCTGTGCAGAGCTTGCAGAAGCCATGTACGGACATGAGAACAGCGCGATAGGGACAGGCGTTACAGCGGTAAGCAACGATGGCTATAGTGAATCCTATAAGGTAGTGACACAGTCTGAAAAAGAAAGCGAACTGCAGTCTCTTGTGATCCGTGGTCTTTCCGGTACCGGATTGGCAGGTGCGTTATGATCTGCAATGATGTTATGACCGTATATAACCATTACACGGTGGATGGCGCAGATAAGTGGCATAGGAGCGTTGTAAGCAGTGTCATGTGGCGGCATAACAAAACGGAAGTAATCACACAGGGTACAGAGCAGACTATCAGTAAGGCAGAATCGATTACCATTGATTTCAGACATGGAGATCAGGGCTATGTGGATCCTATCGAATTTGCGAAGCTGGAAGATAAGGCAGAACATTGGACACTGTCCGCGGAAGGATTGGACAAGGTTGTGCTTGGCGTATCAGACAAAGAGATCAGCAAAGCATATAAGCTGGCTGATTTAAAGAATGACTTCCAATATGTCGGGACCATATCGGCGGTATCAGATAACCGAAACGTCAACTTCCTGCCCAATATTAAGGTGGTGGCAAAGTAACGGCTATTTCAATCACAGTAAATGGCGAAAAGAGAAGCGACATCAGCCTGTTTTCTAAAGAATTTCCCAAGGCACTGGAAGCAGAGTGTATTGATAAGGCTATTTCAATCACGAAGCGCGGATCAGCGGATTATGTACCGTTTGATACAGGTGAGCTGAGAGATTCAGCAAGGCAGGAAGGTACAGATCTTGTATATGACACACCTTATGCACGTAGGCTCTATTATCATCCGGAATACAATTTCCAAGGTGCGCCGATGCGCGGGGCATATTGGCCAGAGAGGTATCTGCAGAATGGCGGCATGGACGAGATCAACAGAGCCATCGACATAGAAGTACAGAAAGGAGCTGACAAGCTAATCAAATGACAGTTTCACAGGCAATTATTAAATGGCTTTTATCCTTTAATTCTGAATACGGCAATATGTCCGGTATAGATACTGACATAATCAAGGGCACTGCAGCCAGCTATGCGCTTGTCAAAGAACCGGTACAGAATAAAAAGAAAGATATTCTTGGCAATGTGACATATACAGATCATTATCAGCTTGCTGCCCGTCTTGACAGCCAGACGAATTCTGACAGGATTGACAATGTTGCATTTCTGGAAGCATTGACAGAATGGATCCGGGAAAAGGACAAAGCCAAAGACTACCCTGTCATTGAGCAGGGGACAGTAACAGTAGAAAAAATTGAGGTTACTACTCCATTCTATCTTGGAAAGACGGATGGAGATAATAGTATATACCAGTTAACCATAGCTATCAAATATAAAGGAGAGTAAACACGTCACAGATTAAAAGAAAATACTTAGGGCATCTGATCGATGCAAACTTTGGATCAGGAACAGCAACAAACTACAGACTGGGTAAGGATCTCGAAGAGTATAACATTGAGCTTAACCCAGAAGTGGAAACGAAAAAGAATATCCTCGGAGAGCAGTCCGCAAAGCTCAAGAGCTATGAGCCATCATCTTCCATTGATACTTACTATGGAGATTACGACGAAGCTCTTACAACTGCGCTGCTGGCAAAAGCCAATGAAAGAGCAACAGGTGATGATGTCAAGACAACTGTCGTAGATTTCCTGATCAATGAAGAAGGAAAACTCGAATGGGCATACCAGGAAGATGCGGTAATCGCTGTGAAATCACTCGGTGGTGCCAACGAGGGTGTCAACATTCCATTTGATATCCATTACACAGGCAATCGTAAGAGAGTCAATCTGGATCTTACAACTTATGCGGTATCTGAGTATACCGCAGGCTAAGAAGCTATCAACCATTATTTGTTAGTATAGAGGGACGCAGACCTTTCTGATGCGCCCCTCACAGAAAGGATAATAACATGAGACAATTACAAATTAACACCAATACTGAACAGATCGCGATCACAGATGAACATGGAAATACAAGAGGCGTTATTGAGATCGCCAAGTCTGATTTTAACCTGATCGCCAGACTGGAAAAGCTGGGAGATAAAGTCGGAGAGACCATTGCAAAAGTACAGACTTCGGAAGAGATGTCAGATGATGAGCTTTTTGACACGATTGAAAAGCTGGATGCAGAGCTGAGAAACGAGGTAGATGCTGCCTTTGGATATCCGGTTTCTAAAACTGTATTCGGAGCGCAGCACTGCCTGTCTACTTGTGACGGAGAATTCTTTATCGTGAGATTTATCAACACGATCGCACCGGTTATCTATGAAATGTTCAACGCGGAATACGATGAAAATAAATTGAAGAAGTATGTTCCACAGGATCATAAGAAGAAAGGAACAATATGATAGGACAGCTCCCGGAAAGCCTGACTGTAAATGGAAAAGATTATCCGATCCGATCAGACTACCGGGATGTCCTTGCAGTAATAGAAGCACAGGCAGATGATGAACTGACAGACATGGAAAAAATGGTAGTAACCATCTATATGTTATATGCAGACTTTGGCTGTGCTTCTGACGTTTTAGAATCTGACATCGATATGGAAGAAGCCTATTTGCAGGCGGTGTGGTTCATGAACTGTGGACAGGGTGATGTAGATGAGCCCCAGGGCAAACCTACGTATGACTGGAATAAGGACGAGCAGATGATTTTTTCCTCTGTCAATAAAGTAGCAGGAAAAGAGATCAGAGCGGAATCCTATCTGCATTACTGGACATTTATGGGCTTTTTCAATGAGATACAGGATGATCTGTTTGTAACAGTCGTATCCATCAGAGATAAGAAGAATAAAGGCAAGAAACTGGATAAATGGGAGAAAGAATTTATCCAAAACAATCCGAAGCTGTTTGATATTCAGACAGATAGTATGGCAAAGAAGTTAACGGAGCAGTTGAAAGCACGGCAGAAGTAAGAATTAAATTCGGGGCAGATACAAGTGCATATGTAAAGGGCATTAAGTCCATGCAGAGCCAGCAGAAGAAGCTGACAGATGAGATCACAAAGACAAAGAACCGGATCTCGGAGTATGAACGTAAGCAGAAGGCATTGGAAACTCCCAATAAGGAGACTGCGGAGTGGAAAAAACTACAGAGAGAGATAAAGAAAGCTGAAGAAGAACAAAAAATTTATGCTGATCTGATGGAAATTATCTATGAGAAAAAGGTCAGCGATAAATATGAAACCAGTGGAGATATGGACTATGCCAAGAAGATAGGTCTTGAACTGGCTCGGAAAGATAAGGATTACAAAAAGCTTGAAGCATCAATGGAAGCTGCTCGGGTTAAGGCAGGTGTGCTTAGAGAGAGCTTGGAAACAACACCACGATATCAGTCCACAGAAGGATTGCAGGCGCAGAAGCTGGCAAATCTTGACCGTATCGGCGCAGCAAAGGATAAGCTGGAAACTCTTGAAAGGAAACTCGAGGAAGTCCAGCAGAAAAACAGTGTGGAAGGATCCCAGAAGCTGTTTAAGAGCATGAAATCCAACGCTGCAAAAGCGTTTAATACGATATCATCCGGTGCAAAGACAGCTATAAATGGGCTGAAAAAGCTGGGCACTATTGGTGCAAACGCATTCCGGGAGTTACGTGATCATGCGAAGAGTACAAATAAGTCTACCAATGGACTGGCAAGCTCAGTTGCGAAGATGCAGAAGCGTATGCTGGGACTGGCAAAAACCGTACTGGTATATCAGATGATGCGGACAGCTCTGCGTGGTCTCAGAGATTATATGGGCTCCATGCTCAAGACAAATAAGCAGTTCATGAACAGCCTTTCAGCAATCAAAGGCAATCTGCAGACTGCTTTCTATCCGATCTATCAGACTATAATGCCGATCTTAAATTCCTTTGCAAGCGTGCTTGTGAAAGTGACCGGGTATCTGGCTACCTTTTTCAATACCCTGCTCGGTCACAATGTAAAAACCTCTGCCGGGGCGATCAAAGATCAGGCAGATGCGACAAATAAGCTTGCAGATGCCACGAAAAAGGCAAACAAAGAGCTGTACAGCTTCGATGAGATCAATAAGCAGTCTGATAATTCGGACAGCACATCTTCCGGCGGTGGTGGTGGCATCACAACAGATGTGGCTGATACGGCAGATGTCTCCAAGATGGTCGAAATGCTCAAGCAGGCATGGAGAGACAGCGATTTTACCGAACTCGGCGAAATCGTAGGCGGCAAGATCAAGGATGGACTGGATTCCATCAAATGGGATAAGGTACAGCAGACCGCAGTTAAGATCGCAGCCTGTATAGCCACTTTTATCAATGGGGCATTGTCTGTATCTGGGCTGGATACATCTATCGGTAAAACAATCGGAGAAGCCATCAATACAGGTGTGCTGGGGCTTGATACGTTTCTTAAGACCGTAAACTGGGCACAGGTTGGTACATTTATTGCCGGCACTTTAAATTCAGCGATCGCTACGACCTCATGGGCTGGGCTTGGTGGTACGATTTGTGATGGTATCAATGCATTTTTCGGTACATCAACGAATTTTGCTACACACTTTGATTTCTCAAATCTGGGTGCATCGGTTGGCGAACTAATCAATGGAGCAATCACAAAGATAGACTGGGGTACGGCTCTGTTTGGTGCGAAAGCATGGGGAACAGGTATTGCAAATACAATCAATACAGCCGTGTCTGCAACCTCATGGGATGCTGTAGGAAGCACAATAGGTAACAGCTTGTCTACGATCATTGCGACAGCTCATAGCTTCATTAAAACGGTAGATGTTAAGGCTATGGCAGCAGGTATTGCTACGGCAATAAATAATGCCCTGAAAACGACAGATTTTGAAGCTCTTGGGGATACGATCGGTACAGCTATCGGAAATCTGGCGGGAAGCATTGCAACATTTTTGAAAACAGTAGATTGGAGCAAAGTTGCCAAAGCGGTGCTGGATACTCTGAAAGGTGTTTTTAAGGGAATCACAGAAGACAGTGATAATATGAAGGCAATCGGAGCGATAGTGGCAACTCTGATTGGAGCTGCCATTGCAAAGCAGGCGGCTGCAAGCTTATTTACAAGTGCAGCAGCAAAGATTATCTCTGCAATTAGTGGTGGTCTTGAGGGTTCAACCAGTTGGGCATCTTTGGGCAGCACAGTAATGAGCAAGCTGAGTACAAATCTGACATCAAAGGTGAGTACACTTCTTAATGATCAGGTATTCCTTGCCAAATTTGCATCAATCGGAACAACTATTGCAACTTGTGTGGGAACGGCCATTGCAGGCTTTGAACTTGGTAAGAATTTGGGATCATATTTGTTCCCAGAAGACGCGGATTACTATGATAATTTTAAGTGGTCGGATTTCTTTAGTAGGTTCAATTTAGAAGATGCAAAGGGTGCATGGAAAGAGTTTATTACAGAGATCACCGGCGGCGATGATGGAAACGGAGTAAAAGGGCATGAACCAAAGATAAAATTTTCTGTGGATGATAATTCTGTCAGAGAGTCAAATGACAAAATAAATTCTGGACTTAAAGTTACAGATACGGCAGCAGGTGCAGGTAAGGTGTTGGGAGTAGGAGTTCAAACCTCGGCAAATGCATCTACGATAACCAGTGCAAGATCAGATATTGCAAATGGCTTTACCGGGAAGAACCAGGTAAGTGCATCTATTAAATCTGCTGTAGATACTGGATCAGCAAATACGGCAAAGCAGAATATTGTTAAATCATTTGCGAATGTAAGTACAAGCATTAGGATCAATAAGGCGACAAACCTTAAAAAGGTAAAAAGAGACATTAGATCGAGCATGAAGAAAACAAATGCGTCTTTTAAAGTACAGGCAGACACAAATTCCATCAAGCAGGCGAAAAACGCTATCCAAGATGGATTGCAGGGAATCTCAATTACTGCAACGGGAACGATCAAATGGGAACCTGGTCAAACATCACAGACTGTCAAAGATTCTAAAGGTAAGGTACATACTATATATAAAGCAATGGGTGGCATTCTTGGCAGTAGTGGATGGCTTCCTATAACCCGCTATGCAACCGGCGGTCTTCCGAAATCGGCTGAAATGTTTATGGCAAGAGAAGCAGGTCCCGAACTTGTCGGACGGATCGGCAGCAGGACAGCAGTCGTTAATAATGATCAGATTGTGGCATCTGTATCTGAAGGTGTATACCGTGCAGTGGTTGCTGCTCTTGGATCCGGCGGGAATCAGCAGGCTATCAACCTTGCCCTGCGGCTTATTATGGATGGTAAGCAGACCACACAGATTGTGATTGACCGGATCAACGAAATGATTGACACAACCGGGCAGATACCGATCAGGATATAGGAGGTATACACGGCACATTATTACAATTTGAAGTTAAACGGAAAGCAGATGCCAAATCCGAAGGATGGCGGTGTTTCACTTTCCAAAAATAAAATATGGTCAAGTAATACCGGAAGAGATACAAACGGGGATATGACCGGAACGATCAAAGCGATCAAGACAAAGCTGGAGATCCAGTGGGAAGATCTGACACAGGCGGAAGCCGGATTGATTGATTCGGTGGTAAGTGATGCAGCAACGCCATTTACAACCGTTTCCTATGTGGATGTAAATGGCACGAATCAGACCATGACCGCTTACTTTGGGGATCCGGTTTATGGCATAAAGAGATACGATGTAGATAAGAAACAGCAGACCTATGATAGTGTCAGCGTTTCGACAGTTCAACAGTAAAGGAGAGATAACATGAAAAATGCAGAAGTTATTGCGAGACTGAATCTGATCAACAAGATGCAGCAGGATGGTGTGAAGCTGCCTGTAAAGGTAGGCTATGCACTGATCAAGAACCGCAAGGCAATGGAAGAGGTATATGCAGCATATGACGAGAAGCGATCAGAGATTATGAAAGATAAGCAGGCGGCAGATCTGACACAGGAAGAGATAAAAGAGATCAATGAGCTGTTGTCAATCGAGAATGAGATCAAGCTGCATACGATCACAGAAGATGATCTGATGCAATGTGATGCGTTATCATTAGAGGAACTGACAGCACTTGAATTTATGATTGAGGGATAAAACACGAAACAGGCAACTACAGCATTTCGGGCAAAATCGAATAGCGGTCATGCATTTTACCATGCAAAGGTAGGAGATATTACAGAGGGTATTATCTCTATCAAGTACAGCGGACAGATCAATGCTGATACATCCAGTCCGGTCATTGGATCGACCTGTGCACAGACTGTAGATATTGCGTTGACTTCGGAGCTGGATCCTGCCAAAGAATATGCCATCAATCTGGGCATTATGGTAGGTTCTTCCATTGAATATAAAAAGCTGGGCTTATTTACCTTTGAACGACAGGAGATCAATGATGGGCAGTATCGGTACAAGGGATATGACCGGATGATGTATAAATTCAATATGCTCTATTCCACAGCCCTTACCGGTGCACATAAGACCAGCGAGTATATGGCAGAGATCGCGCGTCTGACCGGCGTTCCGTTTGTATCTGCTTTGGAAGATATCACGATCACAATGCTGCCTGGTTATACATACCGGGAAGTTATCGGCTATATCGCGGCACTGCATGGCGCGAATGCGATCATAAACGATGAGGGTAATCTGGAATTTCGGTGGTATACGCAGTGTGATTATTCGCCGGCGCATATTTATATGGGCGGTATTACCTATGGAATGACCGATGATTATACATTGAACATGATCAAGTGTACCGTTACAAAGCAGACGGACAGCGGAAGTGAGGATGTGACATACACATCCGGTACCGGCTCGACGGGTATCAGCATCAACAATCCATTTATGACACAGGCATTGCTTGACAGCATATATGTCAAGATCGGCGGGCTGGTTTATCGTCCTATGACTGTCAGTTTTTCGGGGGATGTGCTCCCGGAGCTGGGAGATATCGTAAATGTGGTAGATTCCGGCCAGACATATAAATGCCCGATCATGCAAATGTCGCATGATTATGATGGTGGTATCAAGACGGAGATTGTCAGCGTCGGCTCATCTGCAAGTGAATCTACGAAAGATACTTCGGGACCACTCACCAAAGCAATGGAAAGATATTATGCGGATCTGGTACTGATCAATGAAGCCTTTGTAACCAAGCTGAACGCGCAGGAAGCAAAGATTGATAAGCTGGATGCAGAAAAGATCACGGTATCATATCTAGATGCTCATTATGCCAACCTGCAGCTCACTAATATAGAAGCAGGTAGCATCAAGACGGCAATGATCGCTACCGGAGCCATTGAGACCGCACAGATTGCAGATGGATCCATAACAGATGCAAAGATCGTGAGCCTTACAGCAAATAAGCTGTCTGCAGGTACTATTGATGCGTCTAAGATCGAGGTAACCAACCTTAATTGTGCCAACCTGACGGTAGGTACGATCAACGGTCAGCAGATAGCAAGTGGCGCGGTGGATATGAGCAAGCTTGGTAGTGACATGACATCATGGATCACAAGCACCGACAACGGCGTAAACAAAGCTCTTGCTGATGCGGGGATTGCCAATACAAATGCTACAGCGGCAAAAAAGACAGCTGACAGTGCAAGTACCACAGCAACAGCTGCTTCAAAAAAGGCAGATACAGCACAGAGCACAGCAGATAGTGCCAGCTCTGCAGCAGCTTCTGCAGGTACAAAAGCGGATAATGCAGTCTCTATTGCAAATGGGAAAAATACAGCTTATTATCAGACTTCTCAGCCTACAGGTGGAACCTATAAGGTCAATGATAACTGGTTTGATACAGATGATGGATATCGGATGTATTACTGGAATGGATCCAAGTGGATGCCTACAGAATATGGTGCCAGTGCTATCGCGGCAAATGCAATTACCGCAGATAAGATTGCTGCCAGTGCAATTACCGCCGGGAAGATTGCAGCAGGAGCTATCACAGCCGACAAGATAGCAGCAAATGCCGTTACAACCAATAAAATAGCAGCTAATGCTATTACAGCTGGACAAATAGCCGCAGGAACCATAACTGCAATGCAGATAGCATCCAAAACGATAACGGCAGATAATCTTCATGCAGATTGTATTACATCGGATAAAATTGTTGCCAGTGCGATCACAGCCGACAAGATAGCTGCCAATGCGATTACAGCAAATAAAATAGCAGCAAATGCAGTAACCGCGGATAAATTATCTGTTGCTTCATTATCAGCAATATCAGCGAATCTTGGTGCTATTACCAGTGGAAGTCTGAATATCGGTTCCGGTAATTTTGTTGTAGATACAGCCGGCAATCTGACAAATAAAGGCACTATGAGTATTGGTAATGGCGGTATTACTTATACACCTGCTGGTGGACTGAGTGTATTTGGAGATATTAAAGTAAAGAATGCTCTTAAGATGTACTTCAATGACACGACAGGAGCTTATGATGGTAAGGAACATTATTTTGATGCATTGAAAATTACGATAATGTCGGAAGCACCATATCTGGATGTGATGTCAATTTTTACAGAAGGCAGTGCAACATTCAATGGTGGATTGGCTACGGCAGCAGCACTAAGTGCAGGCTCATTAACTGTGAGTGGCGGAAGTACACTTATTGGAAATGTAACTGTTACGGGTAAGATTTATCCTAATGGAGGAATATATGCAAATGATGGTAGTTTGATAACATATGATTTTACATATAAAAGATGGGCAATATACTGCGCAAGTGGTAAAGGATGGTCTATATTTGATGGAGTAACATTTTCTGCTCCTAATTTTGCAACAAGTGGATATGTAACTTTCAAAACATTGGATGGTACCAGCAATCGATGTTGTATTGGTACTGTGAGCACAGATAAACAAAGAGTCTCCAATTTCGGTGTCAATGCATCTGGTGCACTAGTTGTCAAATGCCAGAGCGGTAAGGCTACCACATACGGAACGCATAAGGTTGTCGATGGTATGTCAGATCAGCGGTTGAAATGTAACATTTCGGACTGTAATGTGAGTGCACTCCCAATTATTGATAAGATAAGACTTAGATCTTTTGACTGGGTTGGATACAAAAATAATCGGCACCAAAATATAGGATTTATTGCCGATGAAATTGAAATGGTTGATCCTTATTTGTCTGATGGTGGAGGTGGTTATAATGAAGATGGCTCTATCAATATAAAATCTGTAGATACCTTTTATCTGCAGGGTTATGAGGTAAAAGCAATACAGGAACTGCATCAGATGATAAAAATGCAGCAGCAAATGATTTATAACCTGCAGTTTGAAGTTGCCAAGCTGCAGGCATAAATAAATATCAAAAAAGAAAGAGAGGACAAGAGCACGTTAGTAAAAACAAAGACAATCAGTGCAAATGGCAGAAGTACAGTTACAGTGGATGGAGTTGAGACAGTGGCAATGACCATGAATGCATCCATCAATGAGGACGGATCTATGAGTGTCAACAAGTATATCCAGAACAAAGAAGTCTACAAAGCAAATAAGGCAGCCTGTGATGCTGATTATGAAGAATTCGAGACATATGTAGACGGTTTGATGGAAGCATAGGAAGGAGAAAATCACGCAGAGAGAAGTAGTTGTAACAATTCAGTCGCTTATTACAGGATTTTTCGCATGGATCATGGCAAAGATGGGGATCCTCTTCCCGGTACTTATGATCTTTGTGGCATGCATGATCATTGATTATGTGACAGGTTACCTGGCATCCGCGAAAGAAGCTCTGGATCATCCGGGAGATCTTAATTATGGATGGTCAAGCAAAAAAGGAATGCTTGGAATCTATAAGAAATTTGGGTACATATTTGTTGTGGCAATGTGTATGCTGATCGACTGCCTGATCAATACCGCAGGGGTATATCTTGGATATGATGTGCCAAATGTCGCGATATTCACATTACTGTCTGCCTGCTGGTACATTCTAAACGAATGTCTATCTATTATTGAGAATGTGGGGCGCATGGGTGCTCCGGTACCGGCGTGGATCGCAAAGTATATCGCGGTGCTGAAAAATAAGATTGATCAAAAAGGAGAAGAAGATACACGGGAAAATTAACAGGACAGGGACTTGCGGATTTCGCAAAATCAAAACTTGGCACACCTTATGTCTATGGGGCTAAAGGTGCAAACGGAGTGCTGACACAGGCTTTTTATGAGTACCTCAAAAATGCCTACAAAGCTGTCTTTACGTACAGCTATCAGACAAAGATCAGACAAAAGAAGCTGATCGGAAAGGTATGCTGCGATTGCTCAGGGCTGATTTCGTGGTATACTAATCATGTGCTCGGTAGTTCTCAGCTTTACGCGCAGGCGTATACAAGACTTCCTATCGCAAAAATTAAAGATTTTGCCGTTGGTACAGTTCTTTGGAAACAGGGACATGTTGGTGTGTATATTGGTATTGAGAATGGTGTACCAATGTGCGTGGAAGAAAAGGGTATTGATTATGGCTGTGTCAAAACCAAGGTGTCTGCGACCAAATGGGTATATGGTCTGACCTTCAACTGGATCGATTATCTCTATAAAGAGAATCTTGCCGGAGAAGCCACATGGAAAGGTAAGAATCCATACAAACAGCCGACACGCACCATCAAAAAGGGCTGCAAAGGCGAAGATGTCAAATGGGTGCAGTGGGAACTGAGAGAAGCTGGATTTGATAGAGAATTCGTGTATAATGGTAAGAAATACAAAGCGGTTGCCATCGACGGTGATGCAGGTACCATTACAGATGCTGCCATCTGTGCATATCAGCAATCTGTAAAAATTAAGGTAGATGGCAAGTGTGGGAAGAACACAAGGGCAAAAATGATTGCTGATTAAAAAGTGTAGTTTCTTCCTATTTATAATTGGCTATTAGTAACAAATTAGTAACAAAAGTTTGCAAACCCGCATAAATAGGGCATTGTATATCGTGGTTTCTTAATGGAATCTTAATACTTTTCCTACCCGGGTATTAAGATTCTTTTTATATAATACTTTCAGGAGGTGAAAGAA